TCTAAGTAAATATTCTTCATAATATTCCAATGCTGCCATAAGCATATTCTTTGGTATTCTACCGTATCCATCTCGTTCTAAACATAACGACATATATTCAGCTTGTTGCTGATGACTAAAAGGGACTGCCCCTTCTAAATATTTTTTTTTGGTCATTTCCTGTACTCCTTATTTTTTTAAAGACCGCATACTAAGCCTACGGTCGGGGCGATTTACTTAGTCTTGACTACCATATTTATATTCCGCTTTGGCTACTTGTAGCGGACGAACTACTCTGTCATTTAGACATTTCTATCCGTTTCTATCATAGTGCCAATTTACCAATCACCTTAAAACATTGAAAAATACACATTCCCGACATTGTAAAACGATGTCAGTGTACATAAAAAGTGCCATTTTTTAACATTTTTACGTTAATTCTCACCCATATTTTTATTAAATACTTTAAATAATGATTCTTTATTTATTCTATACAAAGTTTTAATGAGTATGGATTTATTCTTATCAGTATATGATTTTAATGCTGACATATTATTTACAACTTTATCTGTTATACAAAAGGCTCTATCAATGAGCCAACTCATTAGCCCCAAATAATTTCTTGATATATATATAGCGTTAATATCCTCTATCATTAAATCAAAATCGAACTTATTAAGTAGGTAGTCATCACATTTATCTAATTTATTATCACCTTTTACGTTATAATAAAATAATTGTTGCGAATACTTTTCTATAAATTTTTCAACTTTCTTGCATTTACGCCTGTCCTCTCTTAGTTCAAATTTATTAAAAAAATAATCCATAGGTAGCGTGTCAGTGTTAGGCTTAAACTCTCGTATCTTCACCATTCCTAAATAATTCATAGGACAATTTAATTCATGGTTTATCTTATGTCTTGGAAATCCCGACCTAATCATTTTCCAAAATTTAGGATACCCATTATGTTTTATGTCCATATCTTTTTTAATTCGCTTTATCTCTTTATCTAAATCAATATCATATCTACGCTTAGCATTATCTATTGCAACTTGAGCCAATACGGATAATATGCACACATAATTTTTATATTTATCGTCATCAAAATTATAACTATATGTCAATGATATTTGAGCCAAGTTACTTGACTCCCCTATGGTCATGCGTGATGATGAAATGTTATTATCTATTTCTGAATAGCAATCCATAGTATTTTGGTATGATTTCTTTTCTTTTGGAATGTTATTTACGATTGTAGGATAGTTGTGATAGCAATATTCAGCATGTCTAACTATATCTTTTTGATTGGTTGTATAAATCATATCCGAATCAAAGTCACCATATAATGTTATCGTATAGGCTCTTTATCCTATACTTCTTGTAGTTTCCTACAAGTTCAGACTATCTCTTCACCTGTACGGTGTTCGGCACTCGTGTTAATAATTCTTTATTCTTTTATTTTATATTTCATGCTTTCTATTTTTAATATATATGATTTGACTATTTTCATAAACTTTCTTGTTTCTTTTGTGGCACATTGCAAAGAATATTTTCCATGCTCTTTTTTTATTCCAAACTTTATGTCCCATCTTTCTTTAAAATAATCAATAAGAACTTGTAATTCTTCGACCGTATCTAAACAAGTAGAAATTTGCAATACAATTCCGTGTATTTTCCCATTTCTTTTCATATATGACGTACAACCATCATCCATGAACCATATTGCAATTCCTTGTTCATCTAATAAATCTAAAATATCTCTGCTTATACATTTCTTCCCATTTTTGTATAATTTATTTCTTATTAATCTTAAAGATTTATCGCTTTTGCTATAATAACAACCTTCGTATCCATTATTATTACATAGATGAACTTCATTTTGTCTACCGCCTAAAATCGAATTTACCAAATTTGCTTTATACTGCAAATATTCAAGTTGTTTAATACTATGTGTAAAACATATTGAGTATTGTGTATAATTCCATTTTTTTGATTTTTTAGATGAAATATATCCATCTCCGATGGCTAATGCCATCAATAATGATTTTTCTTTTTTATTCATATTATTATTTTCCTGTACACTTGGTATAGTCCTTTAAGAATTATTATTAGTCGTTGAACCTTTTTATTAATAATAAACGTTAATAAACTTGGCTTCGGATTAGCATATATAATGTATTTATTTTTTTATTACATTATACTTAGCCTTCCCGAAATTCACCGAATGTTCGATATACGTTTCCGTATAAAGGGGCGCAACCTCACCCGTTTGCTCTGTCTTGAATATCAGTATGATTTACATTTACCGCAATACACAATTTCCCTAAATTGAAATATTTCTGCATAATATCTGATTTGATATTTTTCAGATATAAAATATTATTTCTTGAATTATGAGGACTTCTAAATCCTGCGATACACTCCCCATGCTCAAACTGTTCGGTATAACACTGTATGGCGTCCTCATCTGGCTGTAACGTATCGTCTTTTTCTACGTCCTCGCCCACAGCATATAACAACATTGCATACGGTGACCCCACCATAGTTAAATTGTCCGCCTTTTGTATTATCTTTCCTCTTTTAAAATTATCTATAAGGTTGCGTATAATTCGGCTCTTTCGATTTCTAAAATATTCACTCTGAGCAAATTCGGGGTTATGCTCAACTAATTCTACCAATGCCATATAATCATTTGAATAGTTATTGTCCCTTTTGAGATATTCTATGAACACGCTATCGTTCTTTTTCAATTGCTCAATGTAGTCCACACTCTCGACTACTACATCGCCCATAGTGTCGGGATTTAAAGTGTTCACCATTTGATAACTCATTTTCTGCACGTCCCCCATATTACTTTTGTGCGCGGTCTTTACTATACCAAACTGGCAATCGTTCTCAAACACTCTATCACACCAATATTCATAACTGATGTCAAATTTGAGCCACTTCATTGCATTATCGGTAGTTATCAATTCAATGTCTTTCACATAATGTGTATTTCCAAACATATCATCAACGGTTGCGTTTTCATAATTGCTCCCATAATAATCCTTAAAAAACATTTGTAAATTTGTATTAAATGCCGCCATTTTACAAAAGTGGTGTCGCAACAGTATGTAACCATCTGCATTTTGTGGAAATATACTGCTATCAATCAAAGCTTGTCCATCAAACATTGTGTTTTTTAATTCGTAATTCTCAAGAGTGTTCGCATAACATTGCTTGTTGCAATCGGTATCTACACTTACTACCCTCGTTTTAAAAAAACTATCTATGTCTTTAAGTATAAGTATATTATTTGGATTTATTTTAATCTTGTCAATAATTGTACTTGCTACCAATGGCATATACGCACTCAATTCTACTATAGGAGTATTCTTTTTAGGGACTTTTATACCCATAGTAAGAAATTTATATGTTCTCTTATATAGTCCCTCACGGATAAACATACATGAACCTTTTTTAGCCTTGCCTGCGCTACGATAAAGCATTTTGTATTTGACAACTTGTTGTGTCTTTATATCCCCTTTTTTAGTATATGATGTATATGTTACACTTATACCGTCTCTATAAAAAATATCCCTAATTTCTTCTTTACTGCGTTTTATAAATTGTCGCCGTTTTTTAAAAGAGTCTTTTCTAAGTTGCAATATCTTAATTCTTTTGTCTCGGTCATTGTTTTTCTTAGCCTCTTTAGACAATTTGCGTAAATGGGTATATTGCTCTTTGTAAGAACGTGTTCCAAAATTAAATTCAAAGCACACTACGTCTCTTGTAGACTCTTTGCCATATATCTTTAACCCATTATCCTCTAAAAAATCTGTCAGCAAACTATTAGTCAACATTGCTTTTTTATATAAATATCTATCTCTGAGTCCTAAATTATACTCATACAGAGTAGCCGCCTCTATGTTGTATATTCTAACCCCATACTCTCCCATTAGTCCTCCTCATAATCATAATCTATTCTAAAATCTTCGTCATCTACGTTTTCGTCCCATAATTCATAAAATAATCTTTCATGGTTACTCATAGATGCGAACTTTCTGTAACTAAATTCGTTCCACATCATATGCCCTCCTTTGCATATTATAATATAATATATTATACTCAAAATGTAAACTATTCTGACAATTTATTTTTATTAAAAAAAGTTCTTGACAAATATAATAAAGTATGTTAAAATATTATAATATATAAATATATTATAATATATATTAATTATAATAATATAATAATAATTAATATTAATTATTATATTACATAATAGAATAAATGTATTATTATAATATATATACTATTAATAATAATATATATATTATAATATATATTAAAATCTTATTAAATTAACTACGTTAATTTAATAAGATTTTTAGAGAAAGGTTAAAAAATGAAAAGTTCAGACTGCAAAAGAAAAATAGACGAATTAAAACTAAAAGAGCAACAATTTAAAAACATTGTGCCTTTTGAAAAAGCACAATTGAGTTTTCATGGATATAATGGCGGAGACACCCTTAGGAGACAGTATGGGGAATATATGGCATATAAGTTCAATGCAGAATGTGACCGTATTATAAATTCTATTACTTTTAGGAACAACTCAAACTTACTATCCCTTATTCAAGGACAATTTGAAAGAATAAATAAAAGTGGGGAAATACTAAGGTTGTCCATTGCTAATAAGTACAAAGACTTAAAAGTAGAGTTAGCATATGCTCAACATGACTTATGCCTCGCCAAAGAAAAAGAACGTGAATATGAGGAACACCAAAATGAGATATTAAAAGACCAACTTAAAGCCGAAAAGGAAATGACTAAACAAAAGGACAAAGACTCTAAAGCATTGACTAAGTTGCAATACGAATACAACAAATGTGTTAAGCAAAATAAACCTACCGAAGATATTGAGTCTCAGATTGCCGAAATCGAGAAATCTATTAAAAAGACAGAGTTTAATCTCACCAATAAACGTTCAGGATTTATGTATGTGGTGTCTAACAGAGATATGATTGATTGCTATAAGATAGGCATTACACGCCGAGATTCTATCGAACAGCGTATGCTTGAACTTGGGGATAGTGCAAGTCATTCATTCCCTATGGAGGTACACGGTTATGTATTTATGGACGATATATACCAAAAGGAGACAGAGATACATAAATATTTTGAGGACAAGAGGGTCAACACTAATGTGTCCAAGAAAGAGTGGTTCTTTGTAACTCTTGCTGAAGTCAAGGACGCATTTAAAGAATTATTTAATATAGATATTGCCTTATCAGATAACCCCTGCGAAGATTTTAAAGCAAGTAAAGAAAAATTTGTTGACTTTTACTGATTTTTGTATTATATTATTAGCAGTGGAGGTACTAAACATGAAGTTTTTAGACAACATAGAAATTGTAATGACTGTTATATTGTTTATAGGCTTAATTCTACTGGCTTGTGCGGTCAGTAAGTTGATTACAGTATCAGTAGCATGTCATATATTAGGAATAATTTAGGAGGAACAAAGAATGGAAAATAAACCGATGTATGAAGTAGGAGAATTGGTACATTATGGCAGTGAAAGTTGTTATGTAATAGAGATAACCGAAAGTGTATTATGTGGTAGTGGTAGATTTTGTGGATATATTTATGACTTAGGATATATAAAAAATGAAAGCCCTGAATTTAGGGGTGTCAAAGAAGATGACTTATCAAAATCTTGTCCCATCCCCCTCACAAATAATGACAATGTAAATCACCCCTCTCATTATACGGACGGCAACATAGAGGTTATCGACTATATCGAAGATAAAGGTTTATCATATCATTTAGGAAATGCCGTAAAGTATATTTCAAGAGCTGGTAAGAAAAATGTGGACAAGTATGTTGAAGATTTAGAAAAAGCCGTTTGGTATATAAATCGTGAAATAGAAAGATTTAAAAGTTTAAAATAACTAAAGTGGTATATTCCCCTTAAAAACCACAGAGAATTTAAAATCGTGCATATTTTCGCACAAATTCTCTAAAAACAAGGGTAAAGAAAGGAACGACATGAACTACTATCTGAGAAAATATGTTGGCAAGTACAGAGTGATTGCAGAATACGACAAAGCTACACTTGATTTTCCACGAACATATGAGGGCAATATTGACCCCACGTTTGCCGACATTTATATAAAATGTGCCAACAATATACGAATTACCCACGCTCAAGGGAGTGAGTTGTTTGTAATTATACCGTCAAAACAAAGGGGTTGCACTATATTGAAAGATATTTGGGCTGACAAGGTTGAAAAACGGTTGCCAGCAGAGCCAAAATCTGACGATAAAAAATATTTGACTAATTTGTGCAAAGAAATTGACAAGACGGACGTAATTTATGGGGCAGAAGTCCTTGACCAAGAGGTTGTATTCTTTTTTAAGGACAAAGATATGGATTATATAACAAAATATCTTAAACCGAGAACCAGTGGTGCGAGTATTTCCCCGTTTAGCAAGAAAAATCTCCCCAAGAGCGACTATAAGATACCGAAAAAAGACGAGGACGCATACAAAAAGATAATGGAGTCTTTTCCAAAGAGAGAAATGGGAGAAAGAACTGTCCCAAATGGTATGCTTATTACTAAAATTAACAAAAAAATTATAAAAAAACATAAGATTACTGAAAAACCCAATATGAAAGCCAAACAAACCATTCATAGCAACGGTCTTTGGGGCGAATATTTGGACGAATTAAGAAAGGAATGTAAATGAGCGAGATATTTTATATAGCAGACACCCATTTTAGACATAAAAACATTCTAAAACTGGACGATAGACCGTGGATGGACATAGCACAGATGGAATATAGCATGATACGGCGTTGGAATGAACGTGTGGACAAAAATGACAGTGTATATATACTGGGGGACTTTTGTTGGTCGAGGAACACAGAGGATTGGAAATATTTACTTGGTCAACTCAATGGGCAAAAGACACTAATCAGAGGAAATCACGACCCAAAACACTTTACAAATAGAATAAAAGATTTATTTGCAGACATAAAAGACTACAAAGAGATAAAGGATAATGGTCGCACGGTCATATTGAGCCATTATTGCATACCATTTTTTAAAAATGACTATTTGGAAAATGTATATATGATTTATGGACATGTTCATGCCACTATGGAGTATTCTATGCTAATTGACATTAAACAGTATATAGAAAATCATATGTCAGACACGGACGGAGTTAAAAACTTAGGTAAATTTTATAATGCTGGGTGTATGCTACATGATTACACACCAAAAACATTAGATGAACTTATACTTGATGATAAATAAGGAGTAAACTAATAATGAACAAATACTTAAAAAAATTAGAATTAGATGATGGGGTAAGAAATTTCATTCCAAATGAACCGCAAAACCAAGACGGAGAACATTACATAAGTCAATGGTTAGGTGAGCGTGCGGAATACGGGTTCATATCCAAAGAAACGTGGAACATGGATGTGTCCCTTATATTTTGGATATACGAGAGGTTCTCAATGTATAAAGAATTTAATGATGTTGACCTGACGTATGAGGACATAACAATAAATGGAGAAACCCTTTGTCTAAAGGATTGGCTCGATAGAATAATATGTCTTTCGGGGGACTTGTGTAAAAATTATATTGCTTGGGACGAAAATTATCAAAATAAATTACAAGTATTATTAGATATAGTTACAAAAACAATACATGCTTGGTGGTGGTAGATTATGAAAAACTAGGAAAAGTACGAGAAAGAAATAAAGGCTGTAGGTTACAACCTTGCGATGGCTATATAGGCAATGGATATGATATGAGGGTATCCTATAGGGGAGATTACTGTAAATACGGCAAATTATACATGCAAGACCAAGGATATATGGAGCCGCCAACGTGCGAATGAATTATATGTTCTAAATAAAGGTCTATATACGGACTTTACTGATTATTGCAGTTACGGAGAACGGATGGAAAATGAGTAACGAACATGAAGAACGTGAATATAATACTATGATAGAGGATGTGAACTTTGACTATTTTAGAGACAATGGTGCATTATGGTGAGTAAATCGCCAATTGTACCTATTTGGCATGACTTTGGCTGTTGACGTGGACGACAAAGGACATAGTTACAATCTACGCCCAGTATGGTGCAAGTTCAGGGGGTTTGACGAGGAGTATGAAACAATGGGGTTTGAAAAGTTGACGAGATATTTTGCCGATAACGGGGATGTTTTATTGGGGGATATAAAAGAGGAGGAATGGTGTGTAATTTAATGAGTAGTTTTAAAATATACGAAAAACAAAATGTCAAGATATTTCCAACGGTTTCTCCATGCGAATATGACGTGTGCCAAATCATACAATCTCCTAATGAGATAATAGAGTTGATTAAAGAAAATCTCCCAATGCCGATAACAGATTATAATAATATAGACACAGTTATTTGCATTGGATATATTCCTAAGGGTGCAAATTTGTACTATGATAAAAAGAATGAGTTTATTGTGGGTGATGTATGCCTATATAATAATGATTATGATAAATTAGAATGGAAAAATGCGGAATTTAAAATTTATAAAGATAATACAATAGAGCAAATAGTCAATATTGAGTATGATATATCTAAGACTAAATGTATTGAGGTGTGATAATGATGAACAAAGAAGAAATAGTAAACTTGTTATATACAGAACTTGGGGACATATATTGCTACAACTGTCGCCACCAAGGGGAGGACTGCGAGGACTGTTACCGTAAATATATGGACTGGGCAATTAGGAAAGAGACTTGTGAGCAGTTGGCAGGTAGGATAGTAGATGAATAATCCATATGAAAATTTAAAAACAAATGAACACTCTACATTCAAATATAATGAATTTTGTGAATTAACAAATAGCACCCCAGTTACACCAAAGCAAAAGGTTGCCCAATTTAACGAGTGGTCTAAATATATGGATTTAACTAAAGGGTACAATAAAATAACTTTAAATAAGGTGTATGATACGGACGAGATGCTTTTAATCTCTCATAATCGTAAATTTACAGAATATATATCAGACCTTATAATAATGTACTTGGCAAATAGCAATAAAAAGGTGGAGACTTTAACATATAAAGAATTTGCAGAATACCTATATATGGTAAATAAAAATTATTATAAAGCCAAATATAAAAAAATGGAATATATTGACGAATTTGAAATGCACACTGATATTTTGTATTTTACAAAAGATGTTGCGGCAAAACACATATACAATGACATGGGTATGTTCTTTAATATAACAGATAAAATTATAAAAGAAATAATAAGAAACGCCCTAAAATCATTAGAGAATAAGGGGCTTATAATATGTAATACTAATTTTAAATTATATAAAACGGTCAAAGTTAAGGAATCCCAATATGTGACCAAAACATATATATGCAATGACGACCAAAGAAAAGAGTTCCTAAATATTAGAAAAAAGATAATGATAAAACATAATGTAAATAAACTCCAAGACGTAATATATCTAAAAAAAGACGAAAGAAACTCTTACTTTAAAGACCTCAGAATTGCGCTCCAATCATCCCCGGTATTGAATAATTGTTCAAAATATGCAAACGCTTTCGATATTGAATATGGGGACAAGGCAGTACAATACGAATATAAACGAATAGTTGCGGAAAATAAAAAAATAATAAATAATAATTTACAATACAAACTTTTGACTACCAAAGAACTTGAATGTATAAATAACGTATTAAAGGTGCAGTTCATAGATAAATTCATTGATATCTAAAATCTGAATATCCCTATCTTTCTATATACACTACGTTAGTATATAAGGAAGAATCGGGATATTTTAACAAATTGCCCGATTTGTTAAAAAATACAATGTTATATACTCTAATCAAAAAGCTACCATTTATGTTCTAATATAAGAACCTATGTGGTAGTTTTTTTAATTATAATACCATTTTCTTACGTTATATATTATATATATAAAAAGAAATTGGTATTATAATTTTATTTCCTATTAAAAGTGCACCTCTTCCACCACTAACATTATATAATAATATAGTCAATTTGTCAACTAAAATATCATTAAATGTCACTTCGTTCCATTTAATGATATTTAAAAAAATAGTTGTAGTGGTTGGAATTATATTTAACCTATTGTGAAAATGGCTGTACAGGTTGGAATTAGTGGGTGTGAGAGGGGGGTGCTATATCACTTTTAATTATCTAAATATTCTGGAAATTTGATAATATACCCCCCAACAAACTTGTATTACTTTAACCACAACTTAAACAAGGGATAATGTTAAGTTATAACGCCTAATTGTCAACCATTGCGGCGATTTTGGTTAACCTTTTTAGAAATCTCAATTCTTAGAATTGATACAATATTGTATCTGTTATATCCTACCGGATTAGTAGGTAATCGCATGACATCAATTCGTTTTTCACACCACGTTCCTGCATCTCCGTTTCAGCACATTGTATACAATATATATATATTATATACAATATGTATATTGTATACAATGGCGGATCCGGTCGCCGCTGTACGAACATAAAAAAAACAAGGTAGTATATATGTACTACCTTGTTTTTTTTCATTAGGTTATATATGCTATATAGTATATTCATTACATTCTTTTGCTGAATGTTTGGTACAATATTCTATCAGCTCATCGAACCATTCAATGCGCTCCAGCAGGGCCTTGTAATCTGTCGTAGTATTGAATATTCTCAACTCAACGGTCGCTTGGTTCGTCAGGTTCAAAGCATAATATCGATTGCTGCACCATTTTTTACCGTCGATAATTTTAGCGTACTCCTCCCTAGTCAATGACAGTGCGTCCTGTACGGTCAGGTCGTTCAACTTCGCCCATTGCAATAGGTCGGTCTCGTAGACTCGTCCGGAATACTCCTTTATGGCCTCCCAGTTATTATTGAATATCAGCACTAACTTCATGATGGTTTCATTTTGAGCCCTTGCTCCGCAGCCCAGTGAGGCGCGGTTAACATGAACGTGCATCCCTGCGCCCTTCGTAAGCATATCCATGTTGTTAGCGGCTTTAATCACGTTCAGAAAACCGGAATACTGAAACGCTTGTAATGTCGTAGGTTGACTTACGACTTCCAGCTCCACGCTGTCGTCGGAAGTGTACCAGAACTCGCTCTCATCTCCGGATGGCACAGTATTCGGCAGGTTGTCGGCGTTTTGGTCATTATACTCTATCTCTACTCCATAGTAACGGCGCGTGCCTTCCCCGCTTGGCGTGGGATATATATGTTCGTCGCCATGGTTCACGAATACTAGTTCGGGATTATCATGGTACGGTCGTACCATGGGAGTGTATGGAGCACATTCTGTACAGTATATCTTCCCGTCTACTATACAGTAGTCATCCGTCCAACATCCGCATGAGGCGCATATTTGCATGTTCAACGCCTCTCGACAGTCATCACAGTATGCCATCCCCATCCCATCGACTGTGATATTTTCTGGGGAATACCACTGCCCGCAATGGTCACATCTACACGCATACTCATCTATGCACTCGCCACAGTAGTAATCGTGCCCATTGTTTACGGCCACCGCAGTGCTCTCGTCTACATAGTCGCCGCATCTGTCGCACCGTATCAGGCCATCACACTCGGCTGCGTTATATGTTTTCAGATTTTCCATTTTTGTGTCTCCTTTGGCTTGTTCGAAAAGTATATATATCTTTGCTATGGTTATACATTACCAAAAAAACATGGTTTTGTCAAATGTAATTTTATACACTGCAACGTTGAAATTTCAACGTTTTAGTATGTATATACATGAATATTCATGTATAAATGGCAACTAATCTTGTATTTTTATATATAAATACAGATTTTGACGTGCTATAACCATTGAAATTTCAACATTTTTCATATTGTATTTTGTATTTAAGTATTTATACATACACTGTATAAACTTTCTTTAAAATGGTATAATATTCATATATTTCAGCGCCGGCTATGTCATATAAAGGTAGCAAAAATCATGCCAACTTGTACCTGCAATATATATTCTAATTTCAGAAGATTTTTAGAATCATCATTCTAAAATCAGCCAAATTTTAGAATATATATTGAAATTCGGGATTTTATGCAAATATCATGCCAAACTGCAAATGTAATTTTATACACAGATTATTAATTTTATTCATAAAAAGTGTATGAAAATGCTTAAAACGGCTCTCAGGCTGTCGTTTATTTTGAAAAAAGTGCTACAAACGTTGGAAAATAGCCGTTTGTATAAATATGCACCAAAAAACGGCTATTTTCCCATACCATTATACCTTTAAAAATTGTAAATAATTACCAGTCCTGAAGCCGTTGAAATCACTGGCTTGCAGAAATCGTCTGAAAATTCAGATAATATTTTTCTAACTGTAAATAATTTACACTCGGAAAACTTTTTTAAAATGGCATTTTGGCATAGTAATTGCATATGATTTTAATAAATATTCTAAAAATACCCAATTAGATTGAATATTCTAATTTTTAGAGATTTTTAGTATATATATTCTAAAATTTTACGATTTTTAGAGTAATCGTTCAAATAGAACATATATACTAAAAATCCAATATAATTAGAATATATATTAAAACGGTCGCTTTAATGCAGTAAAGCGTTAAACACTTAAAGCAAATACTTTAATACATTAAAGTTATAAATAGGTAAAATCATGTATACTGTATTCATTTCTGAATTGATTGCAATAGGCTGAAAATTATGTTATAATAATAATACATGCGAAAAGTGAATTGTTTGGAAAGCTGGGAATTTTCAGACAATTCAAAATATTCAGAAAAAGAATACGCTTTCGACACCGGGGTAATCGGGAATTAATTTTTTCGGCGGAGGTAATCGGAAGAAAAATTTTTCCCACAAAAATTTAAAAAAATACTTGACAAAATATTATTTCTATTATAATATTAAATCATAAAGAAAAACAAAACTTAAACATTTATAAAAAGGGGAAAATAAAATGAAAAAGATAATAAGCCCCAGTAAAATTGTATACAACATAAAAGAAGATGACGTAATAAGCTGTAAACACGAACTAAAAAAAACAACCGGTTATAATAATGTAGATGAGATGTTGGATGAAATAAAAACATTGAACGTTGGAGGAATGATTGACATTCAACTTGATTATGAGCGCAAACAAATATTCATATTTAAGGGAAATGACATTATTATATTAATTATAAACATTAAAGAAATGTATTGACAATATAATTAAAGTATGATATTATATGAAATGTGGACAAGGAAAAGAAAGTAAGTTAAAATTGAAAACTAATTGGAGGTTTAGAAAATGAAAGTAAGGAATATGGAGAATGTAAAAGGAAACGTCATTAAAAATCAGTTTATTATTACTGATTTGGACAAAATAACATTTCAAAGTTACGACACAATGATTATAGAAATGGACAAGGAGGAAAAGACCATAAAAATAAACAGGAATTTTTCCGATAGCGCAACAACAAATAAATACGCTTGTCGGTTTATGAGTAACTTGTTTGGAAAAACTTTTCATAAATCAGACGTTATGAATATGTTGGGCTTGGCGGACGAAGGTGAAAAATGGGTGGATTGGTACAAAACAGCATGGAAAATAATACCATTTGAGGAATGGAACGTATAAACAGAAATCAAAATTTAATATTAAATATCAATTTTAAAAATCAATACTGAAAAATAAATTTGAAAATTGATAAACAAAATTGATATTTAATATTGACAATTATTATTTGATATTGTATAATAAATTTGGAGGTAAAAAAAAAATGAAGGTAAAATTGGATGCAGTAGGATATAATTCTAACATTGATATATTTTACGATAGTATAGTAAAAAATGATTGCGACATGATAACAGTTACGACAGATAGTTATTACAAGGATGATTTGATTGATTATTCTGAAGATGAAATATTGGAAATAGTCAAACAAAATATACAGAATAAGCAAGTGTCTTATGGCTTAAAGTTGGACATGGACAATGTTGAAGATGTGCTATTGACCGTTAAAATTTGGTGTCAAAGAAATTAATTTTGAAAAAGTAAAAATATAACTTGACTTTGAAAGCCAAAAATGATATTATGTAAACATAGTTAAAGAGAACGACAAACCAACAGGAGGTTCAAAGATGATTAATTTTAAAGACATTGATTTTTTAGCGATGTGGATGAACGAAGAAGTTAAAAAAGTGTGTTCAAACAATTATAGCGATGTAATGCTGGACTTGAACAGACTGCATGAAAACAGATATTG